TAGTAATTGTCTTAGTGCTGCAGTTGCAGTTCTTGACAATCCGCCGATCATGTGAATTAAGCCGAACCCATAGAAGCCTAGTCCTGGTAAAAACTTAAAGTGTACGAAATATTCTTTTTTCTTTTTCATTGGATCTTGCGCACCGTAGTTTCTACGAATAGAAAGCACGTTCCCCGTTTCGTCGTGCACGGTTACAATGTATGGAAGCATGATGCCTGTCTCTTCACCTGTTTCAATATTTTTATCTTCATATCCCTTCAGGTCTAATTCTACGTGGCACTCGAGCAGTGTGTGCATCTCAGCAGATACACCACGTGAAACACCATCTATTTTATCTTTTTTCTCTTTAACATCACTTGTATCAAAAGAAGGTTCGCCAATATCAATATCTTTATAGAAACCAGAAATCTGTTGTTTACGTAAATCGTTGCCTGACATTTTTACAACATGAATGATTGCTTCTGCATCTTCTAATGATGTTGCGCTGTATGGCACAACTAGATCTTCAGCGGGTACAAACTTAGAAACTGTTCTACCAAGAACAGAATCAAAATAAACTTTTTTAAAAGTTGATCCAGCAAGAGGCAGATTAAATAACATCTGATCAAACTCTGGCTCGTACTCTTTCATGTTTACCATCAACTGGTAGTTCATAAAATCTTTTACACGCTGTGATTGTTGTTCACGTGCAGCGTCTACCTTACCTACAATCTGTGTTCTAACGGGTCCTGCTGCAGGTAATAATTCTTTATAGGCTGATGCTTGAAACTGTGTGACAGCTTCTGCAAGTACAGGGTGTGTTGCACCACTTGCACCTTGAAAAGGTTCTGATCGGTTTTCATATTTAAAACCAAGAAGGTCTAAACCCTTCATGTAACCATCTTCCCAATCTGATCTTGAACTTTTATATTCGTCGTAATTTTCTTGTAATTCTGAAGCGACACCAAGAAGGTCATCGTCTTCCATAAACTCTGCAAGGTTTGCATCGTGTAACTGACCGCCTTCCATCGCAGCAGCTTGTGGGTCAAAATCTATTTCTGCTCCACCATCATCTGTTATTTGAATATCTACATCGCCACCTTCTTGAAACTCTTGTGGGATAGCCACCTCGACATTTTCGTCGATCTCAACTTGTGGCATTTTTTTAGTATCGATACTTTTGTCTATTGCCATTAATAGTACGTCCTTTGTTGTTGCGGCAACTCTTCATCCTCGTAATCATCTGGGTGCTCGATGAAGCCACCTTGTCTAAATCTCATTACGGCTTGAGTCATGCTATCCACTAAGTCATCGTGTTCACCAAGTGGGAATGCAGCGCACTCCTCTATAACCTCTTCAGCAAACTTTTTATCTGGTGCCCAGATCTGCCCCGCTTCGAATAACGGTGCTACAGAGTTCACTCTAGTATGTTTATCATTTCCACGGCTTGGTGTAAAGTTAATAACCGGTATGCCTAATTTGCGCATTTCGTAGGTTAAGGGAAGTCCTGATGCTTTGCCTTCAATTATCACAGACTCTGGTTTCCAATAATCGTATTGTTCTTTGGCAACTCTACGTAGCTCTGGAAACTCTAATCTATCCTTCACGGAGTCTACTAAGATAAGCGCCGGTCCGCTGTCCTCGCTTGGATAAAAGACGCCCCAGGTTGTAATTGCAGAGAAGTCTGATGTTTCTTTTTTCATGAATGCCGTATCGTAGGATTGTATGACATGATGCAATGATGGTAGTTCTTCTTTCTCCCAGGTGTTCCACCACTCACGTTTTATAATACTGCCTTCTTCTGCTGTAGGATTCTGTTGATATTGTGCGTTCCATTTGGTAATAGCTACAGATGCTTTCACCGCTTCTAACTCTTCTAGTTTCCAGTATCCTGGCCATACTGGTTTGCCTGATGGTAATATTGCGGGGAACTCGATCACTTCCCACTGGTCTGCTTTTGGTTCTTTTTGCGCTTTCATTAATTTACCTGTCAAGTCAGCTACTGACCATCGAGTCATTACAACTATAATTCTACCTCCAGGTTGCAAACGTTGTCGTGGTCCTGATGTATACCACTCGTAGACTCTATCGTATGAAGCCATGTTCAGCGCATCTTGTTCCGAGTGTGGATCGTCAATTATTAATAGATCCGCACCACGACCGGTTATTGAACCGCCGACACCGGCTGCGTAATATTCACCACCTTGATCCGTTTCCCATTTACCAGCAGCCTTTGAGTCTTCTCTAAGTCTTGTATTAAAAATTTGTTTGTAGTCATCCATGTCCATTAACGACTTTGCTTTACGACCGAAACGCACAGCAAGTTCTGCATTGTTGGTTGCTTGAATAATTTTCAAATCAGGTTTGTTACCGATCATCCAAGCAGGTAAAAAGTTAGATGCAAATTCTGACTTGGTGTGTCTTGGTGCCATGTTAATGATCAAACGTTTTAGTTCACCACTAGCCACACGGTTAAATTTTTCTGCCATAATTTTATGGTGTTCGCCTTCTATAAAATCAGGCCACATATGTTTTACGAAAGATAAGAAGTCATCGCGGATCGATTGTTCTTTTTTCTTTTCATCCAGGAGCAGCATCGTGCGTAGATACTCCTTCTTGGAATCAGAAGGTAGATTAGCTATTTGTTCTGGAGTTAGCATTTGAAAAAAATTTGCGCAAAATTTTTGCGGTTTTGTTTTGAAACATTGAAAATGATTTTAGCATGTATTTAAGTCCAGATCAAACATATACATGACATACTAGGATCCCTATCTGTGGCTTTCGGGGGTGGGGGTGGGTGGGCCCGGTGGGACACAAGATATGGTAGGGACCCCTCGCCCGACCTACTATATATAGGTCAAGTAAAAAATAAAAAAACTTATCCACAGTTGCAAAAAGGCAACACGCTATATGGGGTGGGTGTGGCCCGACAGGACACAAGATGTTGTGTCAAGTAAAATATTTAAAAAAAAAATAAAAATAATTGTTGTTTATCCCATACAGTATGATACAAAAGATACATAACAAAACAGAAAGGAAAAATGTTATGTATAAATGTAAGGACTGCAAAGCAGATACACCAATGGACTATTTTTCTCCAGATGGTAAAACTTGTTTGGATTGCATTGACCCAGATACCCTCGCAGATTTAGAGGAAGAACAATCATGGGCAAGATACGAACAAGCAAAAGATGAAGGTACTCTCGACTTATACCGAGATGTAGATTGCGTGGTGGAAGATGTTTAATAAACAATCACCCCAAACAACTAAAGAGATTACTACTATATTACAACTTATAAAAAGTAATACTCAAAGCAATAATAAGGCACATGACTTAGGCTTTAAAACCGCTACTGAATTTTTAACACTTCTAAAAATATTACAATCAAAAGGTGTAATCACAGCAGAAGAAGGGTTGAGGGTTATTGAGGCAGGTGAAAATGCGTAAGTACATGAATGAACAGGAGGCCAGTTCAAGTGTTGAACTGGCCGAGCAACTAGAAAAATCTGACCATTTTTATATTTCTCACTATTGTAAAAAGCGAGAACAAATAGAAGAACGCAGATGTTTCTGGGACAGCAAGTCTAAGGTTTGGCAAACTAAAGGTGGCAAGCTTGCTATAACTTGCGTGGCTCTTAATGAGGAAACCCATGAGATAGATGGATATAGAACTTTTACGGACATATTCTCTATTGAGGGTCGCAGAGCCAAGCACAGAAGTGGCGAGGTGCATTGATGAAACCTAAGACATACGAGAGATTGCAAGTCCTTGCGATAATTCTAGTGGGGTGTTATTTCCCCACTAGAGCGATATTGTGGTGGGGGTTTGGGATATGAGAAAATACTGTTTAAACTGTGGCAAGAAGTTTTATCCAAAAGGATATTATGGATACCCTGAAAGCACGTGGGTGTATGACTATGAAACTTGCAATCATACACACCACGAAGTACCAGCAGAACACAAGCACTTTCATAGCTTAAGATGTATGAAAATGTGGATAGCAAAAAATAGTGAGGCATTTCATTTATTATTGACCACTATGGGAAATAATGATAGAAATAACGAAACCATAAATAGAAAGGAATAATTATGGAAAAGATAAGACTAAACCAACAGAAAAGACAGTTGCTAAAAAAAGAATGGCAACATACAGTCTATAACAATATGCCAATGCAAGTCGAAGAAGATTTGCGATTGGCTCAAGAGAACTATCGTTCAGTTAGGAAAGATGTTTGGGATAATGTAATTACACCCCAAGTAGAAAGAAACTTCCCAATGGCAGATATGAAGATACTACAAAAGTACAGTAGTGGTTCTAATTACTCTCGCTTTACTGATACCGACAGTTGTTTCTACTTCAAACCTCAATTCATGGACGCAAGTGAACAGCAGTTTCAGTTTACTATGGACATTGATGAATACTTGGCTTTGTATCACAAAGAGATACAGGCAAAAGGTCATCAAGCTACACTAAAAATTGAGTATGATGAAACACAGAAACAAGACAACCCTCATTTCACAATGCAAAGACACGAAATGTCAAGGGACTTTAGCGATATAGCAAGAGCCAATGGCACTTACGAGGACTTTGCATTGATGTCAGATGGCAGAAACTATGGGTGGACTGAACACGCACCGACTGTACGAGACCCAGATTATGGTATGTTTCGTAAAGTTGTAGTGCATGGCAGTTGTCATTCTCGTTGTATGATGTTGGATAGTGAAAGCGATTGGCTAATGCTTAAAAGATTTGAGAAAGCTAAGTCAATGCTAATGAACGCACACCGAGAACTGTGGAAAGAGAAGAACGCACTAATAACTGATATGTCATCTATTATCGACCAAGCAAAATTCTTGGGAGATGTAGAACAGTATTGGACTAATGTAAGAGAATGTGTGAACTTCGATAACACAGACATTGGTAGAGAATTATCCATAGTAAGTGAACAGACCAAGACAAGACTTTCACAAGCTATGAATAACATAAAGCTAGACGATAAAGAACCAGAGATAGTAGTTGTTGAGGCAACCGCTAGTGGTTTCTCTCTAGTGAATTAAGACAAGCGAGGCATGGTAGATATATCTGTAAGACCTCAGCTTGCGTAAGTTATTGAGCGTGCGTTATTACTGCCGCCAGTGCCTGCAGGACCTCGGTGGGAAGAGCGCACACTTAATCACTTAAAAGAAAAGGAATAAAAATGAATGACAAGCCCCGAGGCGTGGTTCACGAATACTGGCTAGAGCGCAGGCGCGCAAGGTTGCAAGGTCGCAAGGCTTCAGGGAGGGTGGGCCCGCAGGGTCACAAGGAATGTCAAGAAAAAAAAGAAAATAAATTACTTGACCCCTGGGCGTGAATATGGGAAATTGTGAGATTGTTTAAACAATAGGCGGGGCCGACTGGTGACACACCCTTGAACGCGCGAGCCCCGTCTAAATAAGAAAGGATATAAAATGAATGCACAAGAAAGAAAATTAATTACAGGTGGGCTCTCGAAGCCCAGCA